GCCTCCGTCGGCTCCAGTCCAGCCTGAGTGACGGCGACGAGGAAGGCGGTCTTATTGGTCAGCTCCTTGCCGGTGTCGGTGGCGACCTGCATCACGGCCCGACCAGGGATGCCATTCATTGCGAGGAAGGGGGCAATGATCTGATCATTGACCGTCGCTGCGAGGGTGCTGAGGTCCCATGATTCGATGTCGCCGAGAGTGCTCTGCTGGACTTCAGCCTGCGCGCCGCCGAGTCCGCCGGCCTGGGCTGTCACGGTCATGGTCTGGCCGAGGAAGAGCTTGGAAAGCTCACCATTCGCGAAGACTTGAAGTTTCTCAAAAGCCTCGCCATGCGAGCTGGTCGCGATGGCATGTACTTGAATGTCGGTCTCTTTGGTGACGACCAGCCCAAAGAGCCGCGTCGCCGCGCTGAAGGCACGGGTGAGCACGGCCTTGCTGCCAGTATCGGCAGAGTCGTATCTGCCGACGATGAACGGCGCTCCAAAACGGTCAAGGAATCGCACCCACCAGTCGCGGTCCATCGTCGCAAAGAGCCACCAAAACAGGGCCGCGCGCATGGGGCCGCCCCAGTTATCGGGAATGTCAGTCAAAAGGTGGCCGCGATGGATGATATGCCTCAACTCCTGCGGTTCTGACTTGGTGCCAAGACGTTGACCATAGACCGGGTCAGCGTCCCAGATCTTGAGGCACCCGTCTGACCAGTCGAGGAGATGATACGGCACCGGCACCCATTGTGCTGGCAAATAGCGGAAGCCGTCGGCATTGGGCGGAGCGTTGCGATAGACTTGCTCCAGAACCGCGACCGGGTAGGTATGGCCATTGAGAAGGTGAGCCATCGCCGTGCCCTGCCAGCCTCGTGAGCGCAGCAGGAGGCGGCATTTCTTGGCGGCCAGCACGTCCTCAGGCAAAGCAGGATCTTCCGGGACGATGGTCAGCGTCTTGGTGAGCACCGCCAGCTTGCGCTGATTCATAATGGCCTGGGTGTGGGAGTGACCGAGACGGATGTCACGATAGACGGCGAAAAGCTCCTGACACTCGCCCGCCTCGGCCTGCCTCAGAATGCCCGCCAGTCGGTCAACGGTCAGGGTATGACTCAGCGCCGGCGGCTGACCTAGTGCTGTGCCGACGGTCTTGCGGTCGAGTGGCACGCGGCGAAACAGGGCGGTGATGGTATCAAAGAGGCTCATATTTTTGGATTGTTAGCAGCTCAGGCCGAGGGCGGCACCAAAGCCGGGGGCGTCTTCGTCTTCAGCGGTGCGGTTGAATTTGTTGCCGAGGGATTGACCGCCGGAGATGGAGACGCCGAGGGCCTCGGCGGCTCCGTTGCAGAGGAGCGCCCAGCGAGCGTGCTTGCCGCTGTCGAAGGTATCGCCGTGCTTGCCGCCTTTGCCGGTCAGAGTCACAAACTTGCCTTTGGATTTCTGCACCAGGCGGCGGTCTTCTTTGCAAAAGGGTGACTCTGGTGAACAGAGGATGCCGTCGGTATGGGCGTTGACGTAGAGGTTGCCGAGCATCTCTTTGCTGGGGAGGGTCGCGCCTTGAAAGGTCACGTTCTCGCCGCCCTTGAGGAGCTGCCAGGGGCAAAAGCGCCGGAGCTTCTTGGCGAGCCGTTGCGCGAAAAAGACCTCATTGGAGGCGTCGATTGAGCCGCCCCGAATGATGGCTCCGATGCTGGCGAGATCCTCGCAAACAGTCGTCAGCATCGCCTCGGCGACGGCTTCGTCGCGAGTCTTCCAAGACAGAATCAGACGCTCGTAAATCCGGCTGGATGTGAGCTGAGAGACCGTGATGCTGGCGGGGTTGGAGTGCGGGCCGTCGGTGGTCGCGATGTCCATGCCGATGCCGCACGGGCCATCTTCCAGATGGTCAAGCCAGGCGCGGGGGATGGCGTCACGAACGGTCATGGTCAGGCAGCAATGAGGGTGTCGGTGATTTCCAGGGCGAGGCCGCGCTGGCGTCCGCGCTTCTGAGCTTCGATGATGTCATGCAGGCCGAGGGCGCTGGAGCCGCCGGCGATGAATTGCAGCAGGTAGTTGCGGCGGAAGCTCTCCTTGTCGATGGCCTCGCTAAACGCCTCTTCAATGGTGAGCTGCTTGCCTGCTTTCTTCAGCGAGTAAAGCGGCACGCCGGCGAGCATGGCGTCATTGGCATCACAGCGATGGACGGGGTAGCCTTCGCTCCCGTCTTCCGTGTTGGTGTGATACCAGTTGCCTCGCGCATTGGCGGGCCAGGCATCGCGCTGAGGCTGGAGAATTTCAAAGGTCGGATGTGAGTCATCGGCGGGCGGCGATGAGGCCAGCCACATGATCCAGCCGGGGTTGCGACTGATGATCGGTTCGATGGCGTCCATCGTGGCCTTGAAGTCGGGCCAGAAACAAACCTCATCACCAAACACGTCGCCGCTGAAGCCGCGCGCGGTGGCGGGGTTCGGAGACAAGACGCGGGTTCGACTATAGCTCGTCTGGGTGTGCCAGATGGTGCATTCAAGTTTCGCGTGCTGAAAGAGGTCCGCGATGGCGTCCACGTCCAGCGTGTTGCCCTTGTCGTCGTCGGCGATGGTCGTGAGCTTGAGCCCGCGCAGCCGGGCGGCGATGCGCAGGGCGTCGATCAGCTTGCGCCAGACGAGGGCCTCTTTTTCGATCAGCTCGCCGCCCATGAGGATGGAGCCGGAGACAAAGCAGGCCATGTGGTCCGACAGCTCCATGCAGCGATCCATGGCCTTGCTGCCAAACAAGAATGACTTGCCGAGCTGACGACGCCAGAGCATCCACAGCATCCGGTAGGTTGACCAAAACACCTCGTCTTGAGGCGGGGTGAGTTGGATGATGGGCGCTGGCTCACTCACGCGGCGGCCGCCTCCGTCGGCGGAGCTGCGGGCTTCTTGCCAAAGAGCAGGGCGCGGAGCTGATCCATCTTCACCTCTTTGCGGTCGCCGCTTTCGGCGATAGTTCGGGCCTTGTGATCGTCGAAGAATTTGAGGAAGGTCTCGGCAAACTGAAGCTGATATTTGTCCTCGGCCAAGGCCAGCTCACGGTCACGTTGCACGAGCTGCTTTTCCTTGAGGGCGTGGGCCTGGGTGTCCAGCTCCTTGGCACGGGCGGCGATGAGGGACTTATTGACGGAGTCGAGCAACTTGGGGTCGATCTCACCACCAGCGCGGCGGATGGTGGCAATCTCTTCCACCATAGCCATGACCTCGCCCGTGAGTTGCGCGAGAGCGCCTTCGCTCAGGTTGCCGCCGCTAGCTTTCGCCAGTTCAAGACTGAATCGGGCGCGCTCCTTGAGGTTCTCGGCTTCTTCTTTTTCTGCCAGCCATTTTTGGAAGCCACCGGCGCGCCAGGCGCTGAGGTTCTGCGGGCTGATGGGTTCGCTGCTGAAATGCAGCTCCATCGCTTTCATGACCTCAGGCAGAGCATTGAGCCAGGTCAGGATCTGCGCGGCGGTCTCGCCATCATGAAGGCGGCGGTTGACCGCTTCCCGCGTTTTGGCGGGGAGGCGGGCGAGCTTGCCTTTCGAAGTGGTCGGGAGGTCGGACACGGGAAGAAGAGGGGAGATCAGAGCTTGCGGGCAGCGCGGCGGGCGGCGGCGAGCTTGTACTCGTGAGGCAGATTGAGGATGGTGATCACGGCATCATTGCGGCCAAAGACGAAAACCTTCACACCGTAGATCAGCAGCCTGGTCTCTGGGTGCTCGGTCATCTTGTGGAGCATCCAGCGGCGGAGCTGACCAGAGACTTCATGGTGGGCAAGTCCGTGCTTTCTGGCGGAATCCGCCAACCTCTCCGCAGGCACAGCGCCGAGACCGAGCCGTTGATGGGCTCGGTCGGTGGCGTGGCGTGTGAGGTGGGCGGACATTTGGTTAATCCAGTTTGGAACCGAGACGCCACCAGAGAGCCAGACAGACAGCGCACGCTGCCAAGACAAGATACTCTGGCGGCAGGTGAGGCATGAAGTTATCTGAGCCTGAGGTAGATGTAGAGAATCACCAGCAGCGGCACAGCGGCGATGCTGATCAAGGCAATGGCGAGCTTCTTCATGGTTTAGGGGCAGCGGACTGTGGCTCGGCAGCGGACGCCTCGGCCTGGGCCTGGATTTGCTTCAGCTTGGAGCGACTGCCGTTGTAAACCATCGTCAGCACAGTGACGCCGAGGGCGGCCCATTGAGCATCCAACAGGCTGAAAGCCGAGAGGCCAGTCAGGGAAAGACCGGCGGCGATGACGGTCCAAAATTCGGTGGTGGTGTGTCCAGGCTTGAGGGGGATTTTCATGGCAAGCGGGATTTACTTGGCGGGGTTGAGAGCCGTGAGGAGTGGGTTGTCAGACAACGGGCCAAAAAGCACGGCAGGCGGTGGAATCGGTGCCTGTGGGCTGAGAGCGACCGCGCCAGCCTCGCGGAGGATGGTCGCATTCTCTGGCGAGAGTTTGCCGATAGACTCGGCGTAATCGACGGCCACGGTCGAGATGGCGAGGACTTTGGTCTCCGTGCGGTTCGAGGCAGCGGCATCAAGAATCAGTTGCCCATGATCGCGGACGAAATCAGCCTGCGCCGAAGTGATCTTCTTGTAATGCACAGCGACCTTGAGAGCTGTATCAGCGAGAGCGGGGAGGCGCGGCTGAATGAATTTTTGCAGGCTGGAGCATGAGGCCAAAGAGCTGACCGCGAGAATGAGGAGGAGAAAGTTTTTCATAGGACTTTGAGCAAGGGGTTGGTTATTCGTTCCGCTCGTGAGACAGCACGCCGGCGGTGGTGATCTGCCATGAGCTGCTGCCGCCGAGTGGGTTGAGATGGCGGCGGATTTGCGGCGGGTTGAATCCTTCCAGGAAGACCAGCGCGGCGGTCAGTTCATCTATGCCGGTTTCGTGGCCCTTCCGAGCCAGGCCATGCCGGATCTCGACGGCGGACAGAGCGGCGGTCGGGCGGACGGCGAGATAGGCGCGGGCTTCAAAGCGGAGATCTTCGGAGGTCATGGAGGAAGAGGGGCTTAGCGATTGCGGCGCGGCGGGCAGGCATCGGCGGGGCCATGGCCTTCAAGACGACCCAGGGCGCGGTGGATGGCGGGCATGTCTTCTTGAAGTTTGCCGAGCAGCTCAAAGACGGTCTCGATGCGCTTAGACATGGCATCCGTCTGCTGATTGAAATGGCCGATGGAGGCGGCGAGCTGCGCGTCGCGATCTGTCCTCACGACAGCCAGCTCGGCATGGGTGACAAAGGCTGACACATCAAGCCGCTTGCCCATGAGCCAGTCATAAAACTTACTGTAGCTATGCAGCACAGGTCCCAGCGCCATGATGCCACCAACAATGAGCCAGAGCAGCATGGGGCTGTCTTCCTGGGTCAGGGCTAAAAAGAAAGCGAGGTGGGCGGCGTCAAACATGCGCCCGCAGGGTGCGCGCGCGTGATGGCTTTGCATTCCACCCCTGCGCCCTTTGCGCCTTTAGTAACCGTAATATCGCGTACCAAAGATGGCGATGGCTTTCTCGGCGGTGGCTTTTTTGATAAAGGCATCGGGATGCTTGATGAGCTGCGCGACAGCTCGCCGAAGTTGCTTGTCTCCGACCTCGTAGAGTCCACTGCTGGCGGTCTTGTATTCCAGGGAGCGCACGGACTCAAAGACATCGGCGAGGGTCATGAGGTGCTGGCCTTTAGCGAGGCCCACTTTGGGCAGGGCATCGCAGGCCTGGAGCATCTTCGATTTAATCGGATTTTGATAGGTGCCAGAGGCTCCCGTTGATCTTGGAATTGTATGTACCTCAACCATGGCGCGCGCCATAGCGGCCAGCGTCGTGGCCTTCAGCCAGGTCTGGACATCGGAGGCCATGGATTAATTGAGCGGCGGCACGGTGGATGATGGGTCATACACATAATAGTCCACGACCGCGCAGAGAGCAGGCCGTGGGTCAGCATTGGCTGAGGCTCGCGTTGCCGCGCCGCCAATGGTCGGCGGCAGCTCAAGGGCCGTTACCGTGCCCGTGATGATGGGCAAAGGATCGACATCGCGCTTGATGATGTACCAGCCTTGGGTTGAATTGTCGCCCGCATAGGCTTGCCATCCAAAGGTTTCAGGCGGCACGGCAGGGTAAGGGATGACCAGCTTTGTGCCTTCAATGGTCGCGCTGAACCAATAGCAAGTCACGGTTGGCAGATTGCGAATGACGCCGCTGCCAATGGTGCCCTGCGTATCCCCTGTCGTGACGCATTTCCAGGGCTTGCGACGAGCGAGCCCGGAGCTCATGAGCTCGATGACTGGCATTCCAGCCTTCATGCCGATGGTGCGCTCAGACTGCACAACCATCACTGCATCTGGATTCTCTGGGAGCAAGACATGGTCCCGGCGTTCACCGGCCCGAAAATAGGGTGCGTAAGGCACCCACAACGTCTCACGCATCGTGTCCCAGCCGGCGGCGTCGGTATCCACCATCGGCGCGCTGAGGGTCATGACCTCTGGTGGCAGAGACCAGGGGCCTGGGGCGTTGGCGATGATCAAGGCTCGGCTCATGATTATTCGGTGCGGATGCGTTGCAGCTCGCGGAGGATATTATTGAGAATCTGGGCATCCCCACCGCCACCACCAGGGGCAGCACCAGCGGCACCGCCACCACTGGCAACGGTCGGAGCCACGGCACCAGCGGCCTGCTGGGGTGAGATCGTGCCGGGCACGGAAAGGAGTCGCTGAGGCAGCGTGTTGAAGGCGGCCCCGCCTTCATTCTTCACCTTCTTTGCCTGCACCACAGCCTCTTCCACGGAGGTCTGGCGCGGGCCTTTGTCGAAGCGTCGATCGCTGCCCTGATAGAAGGCTCCAAACTTGCGCTCGCCACGTCCACCGATCTGCGCGGCGGTGTTTTGATCGAGATGACTGCGGCCATCGCCCAGCCCGGCCTTTTCACGGCTGAAGCCCATCATCTTCGTCTTGCGCTTGCGCGGCCCATCCTCGCCGCCTGAGTCGGCGGAGCCTGCGCCGGCGCGACCTGGTGAAGCCATGGAGGCAGCGGGCGGAGTGGAGCCGGAGGCGGGCGGCGGCGCGGCTTTCTTCGCGTCTTCCATGGCCTTGTTGCTGGCGGTTTTATCCGCTTCCAGTTTGAGGCGACCGGCCTGCATGAATGACTCCATCTGCTTTTTAAGCTCGGGAATATCCTTGCTGAGGCTGGCGATGAAGGAGCTGGAAAAACTTTTGCCGACGCCGGCCAACTCCATAGCCGCCTCGGCTGCGTCAACGTCGATCTCAATGCCTGGCAGGGCATCCAAGGCGCGCATCAAACTCAAAGAGATTTCCCGGTGAAGGAGATTCGCCAGCCCGGTGGTGGCCTCACTGAATCCCGTCACAAAGCTGACCGTGGCCTGCTTTAGCCCGAGAGTGACAGCAACGCCGAGAAACTCACCTAACTTGTTATTCTGCGAAGCCAGAGACAGGGTGCTGGTGAAAATCTCCGCCTGTCTTGTTATGGCCCCCAGGTCTCTGATGGCACCTTCTAGCGACGGCTTGAGCGCGTCCAGCGTCGGCATGGCAAAGGTGCGGACGAGGCCGAGGGCGTTGTCGCTGAGGGTGGACATGAGGCCATCCCAGGTCTTGCTCTGGTTAATCATCGCCCCATAAAAGATGCCGCCTTGAGCAGTCAGACTTTTCAGCGAGGCATAGAGATCGTCAGCGGAGATGCTGCCTTTGCTCATGGCGTCGCTGACATCACTCACGGCGATGCCTTTGATCTTCGCCAACTCCTGCCGGAGGCCCACGACGCCGCGCTCGGTGAACTGTTGGAAGTCATCGGCCATGAGCCGACCCTTGCCGCGTACCTGATTGAGCACGGTCACGAGTCCGGGCAGGTCGGTGTCAGCGCCGGCGGCCACATCGCCCAGCACTTGCAGCTCGCCGCGCAGAGAGCCGACGCTTGTCCCCGCGCCGAGGAGCTGCTTGGCGGCGATGGCAATGCCCGGCATTTCAAACGGTGTCGAGGCCGCGAAGGAGTTCAGCTCCTGCATCACAGCCTTGGTCAGCGTCGTGCTTTTGAGGATGGTATTGATCCCCGTTTCCGTCTTCTCCGCCTGAGCGGCGATGCTGATGCCGAAATTCAGGCCAGCGCCGAGTTTCTTGACCAGCTCAAACGCCTGATTCAGATCCCCGAGCCCAGCCAGCGCACCGCGAACGCCAGTCGCGAAACTGGAGCCGTCGAGTCCGAGGGTGTATTGGAGATCAGCCATTAGAGAGAGAGGTTGCCGCGAGCTTCATGCCAGGCGCGGACGGCATCGCGAGCCCGAGCAATGGCGCGCTGAACATGGCCGACGAGAGAACCGGGTTGGAGCCGCTCGCGGCGGGCATCCAGAATCGCCAAGCCAGCATCCAGGCTCAGGTAGTGGCGTGGATCTGAGCCGAGGATGTAGGCGAGAGGCATGTGGTAGTCGTGGAGGAAAATTTCAACGTAAGCCAAGGCCCAGCCACAGGCCGGGCCTGCGGCGGGAGCGCCCGCGCCCGACTCCGCCGGCGTCAACTCGTCGGCGGGATTGCCGACACGCCGGGCTTTCCCAGCGTCAGAAGGTGTCGCACAAGAATCGCGATCTCATCGGAGTTCCAGCCACCACAGCACTGCACCGCAGCACGGCGAAAGTCACGCAGCAGGGCCGTGCGCTCGGCGTCATCCACGGCGGAGGAAATCTCATCCAGGAAGTCATAGGCTTCCGCCGGAAACAGGAAGATGAAGCCGAGCTTGGACAGCAGCTCCAAATCTGACGAGGTCAGCGCTGCCGAGCTATCCTGAATCAGGCGACCGATGACTGGCGTCAAACCTTGCAGCAGATCCTTTCCCATCACGGCCTGGGCAAGCTGGAGATTGAGCACCACTTGCAGGCTGAAGCCATGCAGGGCAGTGCCGCGAATCTCCGCCAGTGGCGGCGAGGCAGAGTGACGCAGGGCACGGAGGTCAGAGGGCTCAGCACCGGCGGCCTGGGCTACGGTCTGCGCGGCATGGCCGGCCTGGGCCTGCTGCCAGGATAGGTCACGGGGAGTGATGGGGGAAGTTTCGCTCATGATCTGGCTCTTGTTTGATCATGGGTTAGACGGCCAGCTCAACGTAGCTCTTGGTCGGATTGTTGCCGAGAGCCTCGCGCCATGTCGCTTCGATGGTAAAGCCCTTCTGTTTACCAGCGGCCCATTTCCACTCCGCTTTGTTAACGATAGCCGTCTCGCCAGAAGGCAGCACCAGGCTGTCACCCATGATGGGGTCGGGGGCGGTGGTGTCCCAGGCCGTTTCCATGGAGAACTCTTTGCGCTCCTTGGTTTGGATGATGGCCTGAGTGTTGTCGAGGGCGTCCGGGACTTCCTCTTCATCCACCAGGTGAGAGACAGAACCAGAGACGACTTGACCGAAATAGTCGCCGAGTTCGACGGTGCCGATTTCCAGATTTTGATTGCCGATAAGGCGAGCGCGGGAGGCCATAAGAGTGAGGAGTTAGAGGGTGATGAGTGAAGAGTTGAGACGATCAGTTTTGTTCGGCGATGGCCCAGCAAGTCAGGCTGCCACCGTTCGGGATACCGCCCGTCATGCGGGCAACCAAGGATGCCGAGCCGCGGCCAGAGACCAGCTCAGCAAAGTAGCTGCTGACTCCCGGCTCGCCTGTCGTCGCGTCGCTGGCCATGTCGGCGGAAAGGGGGTAGTAGGTGCCGCTGACTTTGAGGGCAAACTGCACGGTGGTCGAGATGCCCGCGCCAGAGACGCCGCAACGCAGCGGCTTGATGGCTTTGGTGCCATCTTGAGAGATCAGCGTGACTTCGGAGACTTGGCCGGAGCCAGGGATAAGATTCGTTCCGCTGCCACCACCTGTGGAGGTACCTACTGGCGAGCCCATGATGCTGCTATATGTGGCACTAACTGCCGCGCCAGTATCCGTTGTTTCTATGCTAACAACAGCGTACGACGGGTTTGTTAGTGTGAAATTATTTGCCGTAGCAGCAGCGGTGAACGCGCTGATAAAGTTGTTCACTATCACCGTGGCGTCGAACGTTGACGTGTCCACCCACAAGGTACCGTCCAGTGGGTCGGTTGTGTAATTTGTGAAAGTGTAAACGGTACCGTTGAGTTCTACGCTATACACACCGTACGCCGTGTTAAACTCCAAGGTCAACGCAGGCGGTGCGGTCGCCGGAATCGGAGCCACGGTGTAGCCTTGCAAAGTGCCCGAGCCACGGACCAAAGTCGATCCGCCACCGCCTGAGACGGTGGCAAATTCGACATCGGAAGAGCCAGCATTGACGACGAGGGCTTTACCCGCATTGCCGGCAAAGCTGGGCAGGAGGGCCGCGCGGGCAGCGGCGGCAGTCGTGCCACCGGTGCCGCCATTGGCGACGGGGAGCGTGCCCGTGACTTCTGTCGTCAGCGAGATGCTGGAGCCGAGCAAGGACGTGTTGGCATTGTAGGCCTGCACATCGGAGCCAATGGCCAGACCTAAGGCCGTGCGAGCCGCCGAGGTCGAAGTGGCACCTGTGCCACCATTGGCAACCGGGAGCGTGTCCGTGACTTCCGTCGTCAGCGAGATGCTGGAGCCGAGCAAAGACGTGCTGGCATTGTAGGCCTGCACATCGGAGCCGATGGCCAGCCCTAGAGCCGTGCGAGCCGCTGACGTTGAAGTGGCACCTGTGCCGCCATTGGCAACCGGGAGCGTGCCCGTGACTTCCGTCGTGAGGGAGATGCTGGAGCCGAGCAAGGACGTGTTGGCATTGTAGGCCTGCACATCGGAGCCGATGGCCAGACCTAAGGCCGTGCGAGCCGCCGAGGCCGACGTTGAGCCGGTGCCGCCATTGGCGACGGCGAGCGTGCCGGTGACACTGCTCAGATTCGTTGAGGGCACTGCCATGACGGGCAGCAAGTTGGAATCAAAGGTCAAGTATTGACCTGTGACGGGTGTGAAGTATTTCGGCAGCAGCGCGCCCGAGGTCGGTGGCTTGCGGGTCAGCATGTAATCACCCGGCAACTGACCGCAGGCGGTCGTGAGCAGGGTGACAAAGAGAAGGAGATGGGCGAGGCGGTTTTTCATGATGATGGAATGAATGGTTAGGCGGCGAAACGAGAGAGGCGGCCATGAGCGGCCCCGGTGGTGGCGGATTTGACGATGAAGAAAGAGCCATCCTCCGAAATCCCCGTGATGCGATAGACGGGCATCGTCGCTGGGACATCGGCCTCGTCGGCGGGTTGCAATTCAGCGTAGCCTGAGAAGCTGCCAAAGTCTGATACGGTCAGGAAGTCGCCATTGTCTGAGACCTTCATGCCCAGCGGCGTGACTGCCACAGCGGCATCTCCATCCTCCGTGACCAGGCGCGGCACGCGACCTGCGGCGAGGCCATCACGAGACAGCAGATAGAAGTCGCCCTCAGCCGAGACGCCGGTGATGATCGTCGCTGGCAGGGTGATCATGGGACGAGGTGCGGTGAAGGCATCGTCAAGAACGTAGAGCACTTCGAATGTGGCCCGAGCGGCGCGCCATGCAGGCAAGTCTTGATACTTCACCCACTCCCAGCCGCGATAGTTCAGCGACTCCTGACCGTCGATAGAATCGGAGTCCAACTCCACGGCGCGCAGATTTTTGATGACGAAATTCAGCCGCTCCAAAAAGGTGGGGCACTTGCTGGGGAGGTGCCTGTGCAGGCCCTGACCAGGCATCGGCTCAAAGCCGCGTGGAGCCTGGACGAAAGCGGTCACTTCATTTCTGATATGACCGCCGCGGCCTGAGTCCTCCGGCGCTTTCTCGCCGGCGGTGCTCAGGATCACGCGGAAGCGATCCGGGGCATTGCTGCCGAGCTGCATGAGGGCATCCTCCTCTGTCTCCGCGACCTCGACAAGACCACCCTGAGCACGCACGAGTGGCGTGAGGTAGTCTTCCAGGGCTGCAAGGATGGTGGAAATGGTCATGGTTAGGCGGCGAGATTGCGGGAGTAACTGCGGGCTGATTCGGAGATGATCTCGGCGGCGTCTTTGGCACGGTCGAGATTGACCACGAGCGGCTCTTCACCTTTGGAGATCGCGCGGAGGCGGGCCATGGCGCTGGAGTGCTCGCCTTTGAACGGCCAGTTCTCTGGCTGGATGCCGCGCCGGGTGTACACCATGGCGGCAGCGATCAAAACGCAGACATCTTTGAGGAAGGCGTCCGCACCGGCATCACCCGGCGTAATCGGCACGGCGTAGCGAGAGGCCAGCATTCCATTAACTCGGGATTCCGTGAGGCCCTGCACTTCCGTGAAGGCCTCGCCCGCGAGCGTCAAGTCATCGCTCAGACCATCCGTGAGGTAGGTCAGCGGAATCAGCGCGGTGAGGTTCTGGAGGGTGAAGTAGGGCACGGTTTTGAAAAAAAAGAGGCGGGTGAAAACTTGCGCCTTCGCCCGCCTCATTCCCCCTGAAGCCGAAGAGCGGCGGCCTCGGAAAGTTTAGGGAGCGGCGGGAGACAGCGCGGTGGAGAGACTCAGGATCTGGCTGCTGATCTCACGCAGCCGGGCCGCGTTGAGTCCGTCCAGCGTGACAAGAGCCTTGGTCTCTTCAGAAGAGTCAACCTCAGTCAGCAGGCTGGTCAGCTCGGCAGAGGTGGCACCCAGCGACTTGATGAGCTGGAGCAAAGAGGCGCGAGTGCGGGCAATCTTTTCACGGGCAGCCTGCACATTCGGCGGCGGGCCATCGGTCAGGACATTGTGAGGCGTGACCGGCTTTGGCGCAGATCCGATCATGGTACTCATGTGTTCGGGCACGTCCTGCATCACACGAACCCTGGAAGGAGTTGCGGGCGCTTGAACCTTGGCCGCCACAGCAGGCGTGCCGATGGTTACGCGCTCAGGGGCTTTCGAATCCATGGCCTTCGCGATGGCTGGCGGGGGTGTTTTATCGCTCATAAAAAGAGGGGAAAGAAAGGATGAAGACAGCGGGATTACTGAGCCGTGTCAGAGAACATGTAGCCCGCATCAAAACAGACCTTGGTCGTGCTTTTGCCGACGCAGAGGATGTGCGGATACCAGCCCGTCGTGAGGTCAGCCAATGGGGCGATGCCGCCGGCGGTGGCGCTGAGAAGATACACCGTGCCTTTGGCCGTGGTGCCGCCAAGGGTGAGATCGTAGTCACGGGTCACGGCGGAAACGATGGTGCCAGCGGCTCCACTTGTGACGACGATGCCCGCAACGCGCCGGACTTCCGCCGTGGCTGAGTTGGCATCTGCCAGCTTGAACTGATTGGTGGAGTATTCGACGTACACGAGCTGCCCCGCCGTGAGTGCAACACCAGCCTCGCGCCGGATAGTCTTCGCCGAGGAACTCGGCACGACTGAAGCGGCGGTAATCGTGACATCGGCAGCGAAGACGGGAGCCAGAGCTAGGAGCGAGACGGCAAGGAGAGAGAGAAGGTGTTTCATGAGAGTGAGGTCTTGTACTGCCAAGGGCCGCGCGAGGCGGCCCATGACGGTTAAGGTTACAAACTTGGTTACGCGGCGTTCTCGCCCGTGGAGCCATAAGCGAACTCAGGGCGACCTGTGGCGATGGCGCAACGGCTGCGGGCCTTCCAGAGGTACTCATCGTCAAGCAGCACGTTGGCGGAGTCAGCGGCAAAGCTGGCCGTGAGGGCGAGCGGCACGCGGTCCTGATAGAGGAAAGGTGTGATCACCTGACTGCAATCAAGAATCATCCAGGCATGTTCCGACAGACCTGGAATAACGACGACCTGGGCCTTGTTGTAGTTGGGGTTAGCCGCACCGCCCGCCAGAGTCTGGAGCTTGACGATGGCATCGGCAGTGGCCTCATAGGTCGGAGACACCACCAGGAAAACCTTGGAGGGATCGAGGAGGGTGAACATCGGCACATCAGCGGCATCCACGCGGCCTTTGATGTTGGCATAGCCCGTTTCAAAGTTCGCCGCGCTGAGCTTCTTCAAGCCCTTGTTGCTGAAGGCCGCCTTACCGGGCTTGTGATCCGTGGCAAAGAAGGCTTTGCCCGTGTACGCCTTCGCGGTGGTGAAGCTGGCGTTGAGCAGCGCGATCAGTTCCAGATCTGGCACCTGAGCGCCGCGCTGGCCCCATTGTTCGGCGACGGTGCCAAACATGCCGTGCTGGTCATCTTCAATGGCCGAGCGAGGCACGGAGATGATGCCGGTGAACTCCTTGTTGCGGCAGGAATGACCGTTGAGGGAGAGGTGATGCTTGATCGTCTCGGCCTTCTTTTCGGTAATCTGCGGCAGGTCGGAAAGCCAGCCATACAGCTCCTCAGCGGAGGTGCTTTGGACGCGCTTGCAGAGCTTGGCGACAAAGCCAGGCACGCGGGCCGCGCCCTGGTTGAAAAGAGTGTTGAGACTCTTGTCGATGTCGCGGAGGAGTGAGGAGGTGACGACGTTTTTCATAATGAGTTAGGCGGAGAGTGGAGGGTCGAAAGTGAGCTTACTTGATCAGACCAAGGAGCTGGAGAGAGGCGTGGAGAGCGCGGACATCGTCGCCGATTTTCTCGGCTTCAGCCTTCAGCGCAGCCAGGTCAGCCGCAGCGCCGGCGGTGCCGTTGGTGCTGGTGAGGGTCACGGATTGCGGGGCAACTGGAGCGTGAGGAACACCCACCCAGAGCCAGACACCGTCAGAATCCACCTTGGCCACGATGCCAGCGACGACATTGTTGGTGCCTTCGACACTGGCCACGGTTTGATCGTCTTCGATGAAGGCAGCCATGCCGATGTGGGCATCGGTCACGGCGTTGGTGCCCGAGTTGAGCACCAAAAACAGGCCACACTCGACATCCACGTTGAGCGCTTCAGCCGCGCCAGCGGAGTTGTCCACCTCACCCTGCACAAGGCCCACCACGCGGCGGGCGGCGGCGTCAGTGGCGGCGACGACTCGGTTGGCGGCATCAAGGGCGGCAAAGACGCCCTGGTAAAGCAGGGTGGCGGCAGCGACAGGGAACTGGAAGGCAAGGCCAGAGCGGCGGGACTTGGGGAGGGAGGCGGTGGCGGACATAGTGGCGAGTGGCTAGGAGTTGGAGGTGGTGAATGGTTAGACCGACTTGGCTTCAGCGGCCTTGACCTGCTCAGGCGTGAGGCCGAAGCGGGCGAAAGTTTCGATGGACTCAGCGGAGAAGGCCTCCGGTGTTTCCTTGGCTTTTTCGCCGTTCGGGGTCGTGCGATTGAGCGGCACCGCGCCTGGCTTGAGCTGGGAGACGAGTTCTGTGAGGACGTTCAGCGGCGTGAGTTTCAGGGTCTCAGCGCTGAGGGGAATGATCTTCCCTTCCAGTCCGGCGGCAGCGACGATGGCGGCGCGCTGGCGCTCCACTTCGGCGTCTTCGATGACCTTCAACCGGGCGGCGAGAGTCGTGATCTCGGTGGTATGGGCGGCGGTCATGGCCTCAGGTTTTGGCAGGGCGTCCACCTTCTCAGCGGCGGCCTTGAGGGCGGTTTCGGTGGCGGTCTCATCCGCGTCAGCGGCGAGCGTGACGCCGAGAGCGGCGAGGAGGGCGATGAGGGCGGGATGCGGTTTCATGGGTGCTTCGATTTCGAGTTCAAGGGAGGCGGAGAGGGCGGCAAAAAAGGGCGCGAGCTGGGCGGCAGCGGCAGCAGCTTCGATGGTCAGGCCGTCGAGTTCGCCATGCTGGCACAGCCCGGCGGAATGGACGGCGAGCACCGTGCCGTCGGCGCGGCGGAAGACGGCGGGGCTGATGTCCTGAAACGATTTATCCGCCCAGGCCGCGAGGCCGGAAGGCGTCCATTCGAGGGCAGTCAGGACGATGCCGACACCGGCCACGGCCTGCAAATGACCCCAGGCAGCGACGCGGCGGGGCTCAGGCTCAGCAGCAAAGGCAGCGGTGCCGGGAACCGTGTTGTGGTTGAAGTCGAGAGCGACCCGCATCCCGATTTTGGCGGCATTCTGGCGGGCTTCAAAGCCGTCCAGCGTCGTGGCATCCACGATCACCGCGCCCCGGTCCCGAGCCCCATGACGGCCCAGAGGAGCAATCACGAGGCGGGAGGGTGGGGCGTCCGAGTTCTCGCCCCCTGCCGCCACGGAGACCGAGCCAGCACGAAACGCGCTGAGGGTCAGGGGGACGGAGACAGATGGGGCCTTGGGCATGGGGGCCATTCTTGCCCGTGCTGAGGTCCGTGCATTCCGCCCCTGCGCCCTTTGCGCCCAGATTTGTTCAAACCCGATTTAGTCGGTTTTGCCCGATCAAACCGATTCAATCGGCTTGATCGGCGGGGCGGTAATAGCCGACTGAATCGGCTATTAGCCACCCCTGACCCTTTTTCCGCGCTAGATTCTAACAAAAAGCCTTTCATTTCTAACTAATAATGTTACAACCTAACAAGAAACGCGCCAACCTAACCAAAAACAGCGGCCTAACGCTTCGTGAAACAAACGCTGCACTTGCCGCCGTCAGCCGAGCAGTGCTTGCATTGCGTACAGTCGGTGCAGTGGCGGCAGGTTTCAGCATACGGTTCTGGACACCTTTACAACGTGTCCGCAAAATAAATCACAAATTGATTTGACGCCAAAACAATAAGGTGCGATAAGTGCCCATGCTCAAGATGAGCATGGCCCAAACAACTCAACTCCATACGACCATGACAACCGCGACCATCACCAAGATCGAAGACAACCAAGGCATCAAAACCGTGAACCTTGAGTGGCACGGCATCGACGATCACACCATTGAAGACTTCGACCTCGATCAACTCGGCGAACGCTGCAAGGGCATTGGCCGAGCCACTGGCGGCAATCTCACGAGCGGCTGGGTAGTCCTCGAAGGCGATTGCAAACTCAACGAAGGCGACACCATCAACCTCCTGCCCCGTGAAGAAGAAGCCGAGTAAACGGGGTGCCCCGAAGGGCAACCAGAACGCCGCCAAGGGAGACACCGAACGTCTCCCTTGGCGCTTGCCAGTCGAATGGGGCATCCGAGCTGCCATCGAGAAAGCAGCGAAGGCCAAAAAGCTCAAACCCGCCGAAGTCCTAAAAGCTCACTTCGGTGCCCAGAACAGCTTGTACAGAGATGAGGCCGGATCAACGTCCCTCGTGCCCTTCTCAATCATGTCAATGTACCGCTCCGTGACTCCCAAGGGGCGGGCGACCTGACCCTTACTAAGACCGCGCGTCTCACGAAACCGCGTGATTCGGTATGATATATTTTCGTCGGTCATGATTTTGTTCTTGATTTAAACTGTGTTCCGAACACAGTTCACAACTGTCAACCAGATTAACAGCCGTGACCGAAACCGACAAGAACAATTTTACGAGCCGCGCTCAGCACCGCCTGATCGACCTCGGGCTGTCTGTCGCCGGACTAGCGCGGAAAATTAAGCGCCCGCGCTCCACCGTCAGCCGGGCCATTCACTCGAACAAATTTCCAAAGGTTCGCGCCCGTGTGGCGCGGCACCTCAACATCGAAATCTAATGAGCCAGCTCCACCTGAATTTTGTCGCCCGAGCCCTGACCGGGATTGAGTCCCTGCCACCAAGTGAACGAGCCGACCATTATGATCTGGCTGCGCAGATCCTCACGGAGGCTCCCAGCGACCCCATTGTATCAGCGGCAGCCGCAGCGGCGCGGACACACGCGAACAACCTCCGCGAGGCTGAAATGAGCCAGCTCCACTTCCGCGCCCTGATGCCGATCCTGTCAGCCTAACCATCAACGCCGAACCCCAAGCCATGAAGCCTGACCGAGCCGCCGCCTACTACCTCCTCGCCTGCCACTTTCTGGCTGGTGCTGTCCGCGCCCGCCGCCTCGGCGGCGAGGGCCTGCTGAAACGGAGCCGCGACCGCGCGCAGCTCGCCAAGGCCTGCTTTCTCGACTGGCGCTACCACCTGTCCCAAAGCCTGCGTGCCGCTGCCTAACTCATCACCCTTCACTCTCTTTCCTCACTCACCATGCCCAAGACCTCCCAGCCCCCAGCCGCCAAGACCGTCAAACTCCACACCGCTTTTGTTCCGACCTCTCCCGGCGGTGTGATCGTTGTTCACGTCAACAACCTGCGAATCAACCCTGCCCTCAATGTGGTGCCGATGATGGGCACAGTGGCGGCGCACCTGCTGTCCAGCAAGACACCCCATGCCCGCCAAGCGGGCGCGGACCTGATGGCTGAGAAAGAGGCGTTGTGGGCGACGTGGGACGCGGCGGGCGAGGTGGATGCGGTCAAAGCGCATCTGGACAGCAAGACCGGCTGCTATGAGATCGACGATGGCCGCCACCGCCTGGAATGGGCGATGGCACGCGGACGCGAGACGCTGCGTGTGGAGCCCGTGACCGCAGAGGCTGGCGCACTGCTGGCCGAGGCCACGGTGATCGGTCGTCGGCATTGGACGAAGGGCCAGCGGGCTTATCTTGGCGTTCTGAGCCATCCTGAGGTTGCTGGCATGAAGCATGGCGGCAATCGCAAGGATCAAACCGATTCAATCGGTTTGATCGCCTCGGCCCCGGATCTTGCCGAGCGCCTCGGTGTGTCAGCCGATACCGTCTTGCAGGCGGTGGAGCTGTATCGCCTTTTCCATGCCCCTGGCTTCAAGGCGGGCAGTCCTGAGGCCATCGAAGCCGCCGACCGCAAGGAACGCTATGAAATGAGCATCTGGGCCGGGGCCGGTCTGGGCGGGGTGATTGCCGGCATCGGTGGTGGCGACGCGACGGGCGACAAGCCGCGCGCGGCCTCAGGCTTCCATGGGCTCGACAAACCGCTGGCGGCGCTGGTGCGATTCTCCGGCGTGTTCACCAAGTGGGATGCCGATGAACGGGCCAAAGCGCAGAAGCTCATGGTGGCCCGCTTCCGCACGGACATGACGCCCGAGTTCCGCCTGATGCTCGCCGAGGCGCTAGCGGCTGCTGACTCCTGAGGCGCTGAAAACTGAGAACCAAGAACCGACCTTTATGCACTACCTGACTCCCTACTTCTTCCTCCTTGCCTGCCTGATTTCAGGTCTGGCCGTCATCCTTGCCGGGAAGGCGATGGATGACAGCGCGCAGGCCGCCCGTGAGGCGATGGCCGCGCAGCCCGCCGTGCCGGTCGTGGAGTCCGGCTGGGCGCTGCGCTGCCTGCAAGCGCTGGCGCTCGCGGTGCTCTTCATCGCCTGCCTTATCCTGGCTTTTGGTTATTCGGCCTAACCTTTCACGCCTCACCCCACCCATGACCACCCAAGGCCAGCGCACCCCGGAGAGCAACCGAGCCAGCATCATCGCCAGCATTCAAGCGCTGGTCAGTGACGGCACGCCCCTGCGCCGTGCCTGCGCGGAGGTGGGCGTCAATCACAACAGTTTTTACCGCTGGACTCGAGATGTCGCGCCACTCCAAGACTATCGGCCTGCCGCCCCCAAGGGCCGCCCGTCCAAGTTCCAATTCACCGAGGCCGAGACTCGCCGGCTGCGGTTCTGGCACCTCGTTAAAGGTAGCATCCCGCTCGCGGTCGAGAGCTTCCTCGCGGAGGCGATGACCGGCGATGAGTCGCCCTATCTGAACGCGCTGCGTGAGGCTAATGCCAGCCCGACCGATACCGGCACACGCGCCCGGCCTGAACTGGCAAACGCTCTGCGCGCCCACTGGCAGCAGGCCGTGCAGGCCCGCAAGTCCGTGGTCTGGCCGCTGAGTGTGCAGCGTGCATGCCGCACGACGCAGCAAGAGCAAGCGCAGTTTAGAGGTCAGAAACATGCCAGCGATGCACGAGGCATGGAGCGTCGCGGCAATCTGATCGTGCTGCCCGATGGTGAGAAAGTGGCCTGGTATGCGGGCGCGATCTGGGAGAGCGATGACATGAGCCTCAATGAGCCGTTCCGCTTCCACGACGCGGCGAGCGGTCAGGAAATGACAGGCCGCCAAATGCTGGCAACCATTGACGCCTACTCGCTGCATTATCTCGGGCACGACCTCATTGGCCGCGACCGTGACAGCTACCGGGCCGAGGACATCGCCAACCACTTCCGCAGTCTCGTGGCCGCTCATGGCCTGCCGCTGATCTGGCGCATTGAAAAAGGTCGCTGGGACAACAACTTTATCTGGGGCGTCAAGATCGGTGAAGATGCCGAGGGTCAAGACATCCGCTGGGGTGGCCTGGATGCGATCATTCACATCCGCGACAAATTCACCAGCCAGGGCAAGGCGAACATCGAAGGCAGCTTTGATCTGATGCAGGCCATAAGTGCCCACGGCTTCAATGGCCAAACGCAAAGCATCGGGCGCAGTCGCGGCGAGTTTGAAAGCGGCACGCGGCAGATGCTCCGGGCCAATCGCGATAACCCAGACGCCGCCGCCTTGGCTCAATTCTGGGGCATCGCCGATGCCGCCGATGCCGTGGCACGGGCGATGCACCTTTTCAATCAGCGGCCCAAGAAGCGGCACAACTTTGACAATCAAACCATCATCCCCGCGCAGCTCTGGGCCGAGTGCGTGAAGCGTCCATGTCCCGCTGACCACCTCTGGCGATTCTGCGCGGTCAAGACCACTGCGACCGTCCGCCGTGGCATCCTTGAAGTGAAGGCCCCGCATTACCCGCAGAGCTTCCGTTTCCGCGTCCATGGCGGCAGCCGCACGCCAAACGTACATTGTGACAATGGTCACGAGGTGCTGGTTGCCTTCACTCCAAACGAAGCCTGGGAGGGCTGTCATGTCTTCAACGCCGACAAGTCCGCGCGCAATCGCGATGGCTGGGGCTGGTTGGAAAAGATGGGCGTGGCTGACTTCATGGCCGATGCTCCGCAGGAGGATCTCCATGCCAAGGCCTACAGCCCCGGAGCCAATCGCGCCGCCGCGCAGGTCCGCCGTGAAACGCGCCTCATCCTGACCGGCAGCAACTTCAGCGGCAAACGTGTCAGCCATGCCCAGGACAGCTTTGGCAACCAACTCACGCAAAGCACCGCCGGTGCTGAGTCCGAAACAATTCCTGTAACCCCAGGGCGTGCCCTGGGGGCTGATGAGAGCCCGGCGGAGGCCTCACGTCGCGACACCTGCCGAAAGAGTGGTGTGACAGCCGGAGAGACGGCCCCGCGCTCCAACCTGCCCACTCTCCGCCTCGCCAGCACACCGCGCCAGTCGCTGGCCGATGCCGCCGACGATCTCGACGCCGACGAGGAGCTGGCCGCGCTGAGCCTGTGAAGAATCCCCCGATAACCCACAAACCAACAAGAGCATGACCCTGACCCAAAAGACCGCTGCCAAGAGAGAGCACCATCTCAATCGGGCTCACCAACTCGGCCAAGAAGCTGAGCAACTGGAAGCCTTTGCCGAGGCCCGGCAATTCATCCGCAACCCCGGCGAAGATCACCCGAACTATGCCAGCATTCGCACGGCTTACCTGCGCGGTGTCGTGGCCCTGACCAGGGCTCAGCGCCTGCGCGCCGAGATTCAGGCTCATCTGATCATCGTCACCAACCTGACCGACTACACGCTGCCCACGGATCTGGCCAGTGACCGCTGGCGCAACCAGCTCAGCGAGCTGGCCTATGAGGCCAAGCAGCACGCCTTGAGCGACCGGCAAATCAAGAGCCGACTCGATAGCCACTACCACGAAAAAGCCGCCTGAAAAATTCCCCACCCCTGAACCAAGAGCATCCCATGAGCACCCCAAAAAACAGCGCAGCCGCCGAGCTGCAAACCCTCGCCGCCGACCTTTATGAGTGGGCAGATTCGAATGACACCACGCCCGCCGCACTTGTCAAAGAGCACCCCGGCCTGGTCAGCGCGAAAACCCTCAAAGAAGCTGCCGCCGGCGTGCTGGAAGATGAGGACGCCACCCGCCTGCTGCCAGCCTTTCAAGCCGTGTCCAACCTCATCGGTGGAGGTGGCGCTGAAGAAGAGGCTGACCCACTTTATGAAGACCTCAGCACCGCGAAGGCTGTCCGTGCGCAGTTCACACGACTCAAGATGAGCCGCACTGCCGCGAAGCTGGTGATTGTGGAAGGCAACACTGGCATGGGCAAGACCAGCGCCGGGAAGATCATCGCCGCGAAGGCGCTGGCCTTGAACCCCGTGACTGGCATCTATCATGTCGAAGCCAGCGCAGGCTGGGGCGACCGCCCGAACGCCATGCTTGCTGCCATGCTGAAAGCTCTGGGAATGCCTGACAGCTCACGCAGCCAGGCGGCGCGACTGGAAAAGCTGGAGGAGGCGCTGAATCAGCGTCCGGTCGTCATCATCCTGGATGAGGTGCATGACGTCGGTGTTCGCTGCCTGCGTGTCATCAAGACCCTGCTCAATCTGACCACCGTCAAGCTTGTGCTGCTGACACATCCCCGGTTATTCCGTGACCTGGAACGTGAGAACTGGGACGATGTCGGCCAGCTCACCGGCAACCGTTTGGTGGCCCGCGTGAATCTCGGCAGCGTGCAGGAGGCTGACGTGGAATTGATCTTGGAGCGCAGACTGACCTCCCTGCCGAAAGAAGACCGCGCCCGCGCCGCTGCCGAGCTGGCCCGCGCTGCCCATGGCAACGGCAACCACGCCTTTGTCCGCGAAACGATCCTCCGCCTGCGTCGCACGGCAAGCAAGACCAGCCAGCCCCTGACCGCCGTCGAAGTCGATAAAGCCATCCGAACCGAACTCAAAGCCCGCAAGGCCAGCGCCAGCCTCTAATCCAACACCCCTAACCAAGAGCACCCTCATGAGCCCACCCATCACGAAAAGCCCCATCCTCAACGGCCTCAAGAAGGCCGCCGCACAGGCACCTGGTCTCGCCGATTTCCCCGAGCTGGCCCTCGCTGCCAGCTCAGACAAAGTCGAGCCACTCGACACGACGCACGACGCCTTTGCCGGCGTCATGGCCTGCCTGGATACCGTCAACCGGCTAAAGCTCGGCGCGCGCAATGCGCTGGCTCTGGGCCTACTCTGCCAGTGCGGGCCGATGAAGGCAGGCACGCTGGCAGCAAGACTGCGCATTGCCCCCAGCTCGGTGAGCATCTTGCTGCGTCGTTTGGAGATGCTGGCGATGATCACCACTCAGCGCACCCAAGACGGGAGCGGCGACCGCCGGGAAGTCATCGTCACGCCAACGCAGGCGGCCCGCAACGTCATGGCCTGCATCGTCAGCCTCACGGCGCTGGGACAGGCCGCCAACGTGCTGAACAAAACCGGACACAAAGCCAACGGCCAGAGCCGGGTGGCGGTGACCTTTCCCGTCTAACCATTTGCAAAATAGAGCCACCCTATGACCCCGATTACCAACATCACCGATCTGCGCAACGCGCTCGATCTCGCTGCGCGTGAGCGCATCCTCGCCAACTCCATCAAGGCCGAGATGGACGCTAAAATTGCCGCCGTTCACGCGAAGCACGACGACACCCTCAAGGGCCATGCCGAGGCGGAGGCCGCGTACTTGAAACTGGCGCAGAAATGGGCCGCTGAGCATCGCACCGATCTGCTGCCGAAGGGCATCAAGACCGCCAAGGTTGGCGCTCATGAACTCGGCTGGGAAGACAATGGCGGTGCCGTGAAGATGCGCAAAGGCACGACCGAAAAGAAGGTTGTGGCCCGGATGCTGGCGAGCGGCGGCAAGCTGTCGCGGCTCTTTGTGCGACACACGCCGGCACTCGATAAGACCGCCATCGCCGCCAAGTGGGCGGCTTTTGGCGAGAAGCTCAAAAAGCTCGGTGTCACCTACAAGCACGAAGAGATTTTCTTTGTGAAGCTCGACATCACCGAAACTCCCGACGCCCGCGTGACGCCGGAAGCCTAAGCCCATGAAGACGATCAAACCTTCCCCCATCCTCGCCCTGATTCGCCGCCGCCGTCGCCGTGTTCAGACGCTCCTTTCGGCGCTCAAGCCCTCCCGACCTTGACGCCATGCCTCAGCCTGCTGGAGGCGGTGAAATTGACCGCCGGGCAGTGGTAGCGAGTGACTGCCGACGGGCCACTCAAGACCACGAACCAAGTAAAAACGATGGCAGCACGCTGAGGACATTTTCCCCAAATCAAATCGAGACATGAGAATCACCCCGACACCTTTTGACCCGGATAGCCTCGCCCCAGCGCGTGGCTGGACGGGTGATGTGGTGTCGAATGAAAACACAGAGGGCATGATGCTGTCGGACCTGGTCAAGCATCTCGGCGAGCCTGAGACCACGACGCGGAGCGAAGGGCCGGGCACCTCGGCCCCGCTCGACAAAAATGCCAAGTGGAAACTCAGCGAGCTGGCAGAGGCGACGTTTAACCAACTGCGACGCAATGGCGAGTTGGCAGGCGAGAAGCTGGAAGGCTTCCGCCGGCGCATCGCCATCGCGGCCTGTGGCCGCCGGATCAGTCAGGCCTGTCATGGCGACCGGATGCTGATTCAGTCGGCTTTTTTGAAGCTCAAAGGAGCCGTGAGGCAGGCCGCGCAAGCCCAGGCCAAGGCGGCGACGACCGCATTGGACATCGCCCTCTACAAACTCAGCGAAGCTGTGAAACAGACAGGCCTCAGCGAGTCCTACGCCGAGGGCATTTCCCGCCGCATCTACAAGCGCCCGATTTGCGCGCTGACCAGCTCCAAAGAGGTCTGGACGATCATCTTCACGATCAAGAACAACGCCAACGCCGCCGCCGGCAAAGGCCAGCCAAGCAACCGTTTCAAGAGCCTCCGCGCCAAGCGCCAAACCAGCAAACAGACCAAGAGCCTATGAGCACACCAGCCCCCATCCAAATCGGGTCATTCGTGACCCCCATCGGCGAGATCTTTGCCCGCCGTCAATCCGGCGACTTCCAGACGATTCGCGAAGGCGAGCGCTACGAAGTCGAGTCCATCGGCGTCGGCTGCATCATCCTACGCAGCGAGAGCCGCGAGCAATTCCTCTGCCAGATCGCCGATGTGCGGGCTTGGTGATCACTCAACCCCTAACCATTCACTCTCCTATGGTCCCCATTGATTTCCGAAACGCGACATGGCGCGACATCCAAGGCCGCCTTGTCTCTCTCCGTGCTTCTGTTTATGAGGCCCTGCTTGAGTTCGGCCCCTGCACGACGCGAGAGCTGACCAAGTACTGCGACGTCGATCTGCTTACCATCCGCCCGCGGATGACTGAGCTGGTGCAGCTCGGCTTTGCCGAGTGCCTGGATGAACGCGGAGGCGAAGGCACCTACCGCGCCCTCACCACCACTGAAGCCGAGGCCCTGTTTCACGCAAGGCAGCGCGAAGCCCAAGACCCTCAAGCCGTGATGGCACTATGAAAGAACGTCCCATTTTATTCTCCGGCGCTATGGTGCGGGCCATACTCGATGGCCGCAAAACTCAGACGCGGAGACTCGTGAAGTGTCCCGTCTGGGTGGGTGGTATCGCTGACGATGAAAGGCCCAGTTACACTCACGTTTATGGCGCAGTCGCCACGGTGATTCCATGCCCCTACGGCCAGCCGGGTGACCGGCTTTGGGTCAGGGAGTCGTTTACTCTTTGTGAGTCGATTCGAGCCGATGGGCATCGTGCTCCGCTTTACCGTGCCACTTCAATCGTGGATGCAGAGGCGAAGTGGAAGCCCTCGATTCACATGCCCCGCTGGGCATCGCGCCTCACGCTGGAGATCGTCAGCCTCCGGGTGGAGCGGCTGCAAGACATCACGGAAGCCGATGCGATCTTGGAGGGTATCGAGGACAAGCAAATGGTTGATGGCGTGCCCATGTGGACAAGCGCTGTGGAGGCTTACGCGGACCTTTGGGATTCCATCAATGGAGAGGGTTCATGGGCCGCGAACCCTTGGGTCTGGGTCGTGGAGTTCACCGCCGTCCGATCAGAATCAGGCGACCACGAGCTAGACGCTATGAATACAAAAATGACACCTTCGAGTGGTTGCCTGCATTCTGCTGGTTCGTCTGCGGCGGTCTTGGACGTTGCATGTGGAAGCCGCATGTTCTGGTTTAACCGCACCGATGAACGAGCGATCTTCGCCGACAAGCGGCGGGAAAAACACGAACTGCCAGACGTGAGCAGCGCGGGCGGCATCCGCACCCTCGAAATCAATCCAGACATCGTTGCAGACTTCACCGAGCTGCCGTTCCCTGACGATCAGTTCCCGATGGTAGTATTCGATCCTCCGCACCTCGTTCGCGCTGGCAAGAAAGGCTGGCAGGCAAAGAAGTATGGAAAGCTCGAAGGCGACTGGCGAGGGATGCTCACGAAGGGCTTTTCCGAGTGCTTCCGAGTGCTCAAGCCTGAAGGAACACTCATCTTCAAATGGAATGAACATGAAGTGCCCGTGTCGCAAATCCTCGCGCTCACTCCAGAGCGGCCGCTGATCGGTCAACGCTGCGGCAAGACTGCGAAAACGCACTGGATCGTCTTCATGAAGCCTCGCATACCGGAAGACTCACGAGAGCAGATGAACGCCGAGGTATGCCAGCCATGAGCGCCCCTGACGAACTATCGCCAATGCAGCCCGCCGCGAATGGCTTGGCATCACCGTCTGGTTGTGCTTTGGGGGATGGACTGACCCGCAAGGAATACATGAGGCTCTATCGCCTGAAAAACAGGAGTAAACTCACCGCTCAACGCAAAGCATGGATGACGCCGGAAAGGGAGGCAGCATACGGCAAACGCTACCATGCCAAAAAGCAGGAACGGAAGCGCGGATACTACCATGAAAGGCCGGAAGTGCGCGCGGCAGTCAAGGCTCGTGTGAAGAGATGGGTGGCAGCCAATCCCGACAAGCGCCGAGACGCTGGCATAAAGCGAGTGCTGGCCATGCGGATGCAATGCGCACCTTCCGACATCCCCGAAGATTTCATCGCGCTCAATCGCGCACACCTCAAACTCAAAACCGAACTAACAAAACTCAAATGACCACGCCCAAAACAACAACCGAACTCCGCGCCGTGCTGTGTGAAACCATCAGCGCAGTGCAATCTAAAAGCATGACGCCCGACGCGGCGGAAGCAATCAGCAACGCCAGCGGGAAGATTATCGCGTCTCTCCGTGTGGAGTTGGAATACAAGCGGATGCGTGCCGAGAAACCAGAGATCGCGTTCTTGGGTTAGCACAACGCCGGGCTATGCGACCGGGACCGCTCATGATAGACTCTGCCATGCAAAAAGAACATCCCAGCGGTCCCGGTTCGCATCAGCCTCTTGTTCGCCGGCTTTGGTGTAGCTGGAAAGGGCATAACTGGACAGTCGGCCACTACGCGGACGAATCGAGTT